TAGGGGACAGCGTGGCCGCGGCCGTCGCAAGCATGTGGTTCGCGTCTGCGGCGACGATCGGTGATAGGGTCGCGGCCCCGTATGCAATCGGCAGATGGACAACGCCAACAGCAATTGGCGACAGGTCGACATTTGTGTTGGCAACAGGATGCGGCGGGATAACGAAATCAGCCGCGTTACCTGCTGGAGGCGTGTACGTTAAATCTTGTAGCTTGAAATCAACCGCATTTCCGACTGGAGGGGTATAGGCCACGGCAAATTACCGCATCAAACGCCGACAACGCGGTCGAAGACCTGAACCGCCTCCGCTGAACTGTTGCCATCAGCAAGACCTAGATTGCTGAACGATACTGGCGGGGTGAAGTTTGCCGTGATGCCTGCAGATACAGACAGCTTTACCCGGAAATCCTGCAAGTAGCCGTTCATGTAACCGCCGTTTCCTTCCCCAATCGTCGCCTGATTCAGATTGATCCGGCCAGTGTCAGCGCTTGATGCCCCGCCCTGGAGAACGCCATCAAGAAAAATCCTGATCTTTTCATCAGTATGTTTTGACCACAAAATGTGTACCCACGTGTTCAGCGGGATTGCTGATGTTGTCGGTTTCCACTCGAATGAGTTATGCCCGTTGCGGAAGCTGATTTGAGTAGAGTTCCATACACGGAACTGTGTATTCTCCGATGCATACAACAGAGTTGAGTCGTTCAAGTCGGTGAATCGCGCCCAAGTCTCTACTATCCACGGCGAGGATGTTGTCTCGGTTAATATGCCTGAGTTGTTCGGCAACACAAGGCGCGTGTCGTTCGGGAAACTTGCGCACGTCGAATCTGAGTGCGGCGTAATCGCGTTGGTGATTGTTCCGGTGCCGACTTGCCTTGTGATCGACAGATTGTTTGGCCCAGAGTCCGTGTAGGTCGTTGATCCGTTCGCCCCTTGCATCGTCAGGAGGAACGCTGTGCTCGCCTCATCTGGATCGAAATACGTTGCCGGAGCCTCATCGAAAACCGAAACAACGTACTCAGCAGAGTCCGGAACGGTTACGCTGTACGCACCAGTTGTCGGGTTGGACAGCCCCTTCCACACATAAAGCAGTGTCGATCGCTTCTGAACCGTTACGTACTTCTGAAGGCCGTTTCCGCTGCGGTCTTTTACCGTTCCGCTGATCGTTGGCATTGCATTACCAAGCCCCAGGCGACATCTTGATCGTGAACGAGTTGAACGCGATCGGGCCGCCGGACGTAATACTGGTAGTAGGCATCTGCACCGTTCCGCTGCCGCCAGTCACCGATACATCTGCGTCGAAACATGCGTTTCCGGCGCCGTCGCGCACTCGGACCCATGCCGCCGTGCCGGTCGCGTCTGCCGAGGTATCCTGCCACGTGCCGGAAAGCGACTTCGTGCCGCCCGACGCCGCCGCCATCCAGTCGGATGGAAGCGTGCAGGTTGCAAGCACCGTCCCGCTGTCCGCCGTCGCGCATGTGGCGGGCACGGAGCCGGTGCGGATTTTCAGAACGGCGCTCGTGCCGATGGTTGATTCCACAACGTCAAGGCGCGCGTTACGGACTGCTGTCGAATATTGAAGGGCCACCGCCGTCTCCTTTTCTTAAATCTGGTATGTCCAGGCGCAACCGCGCCGCACCCAACCGGGCAACATTTCTTCAACCGCACGAAAAACCGGCATGTCATCGCCCCATGCGATATCATCACCGCAAAGCCAGCCGCCCGGTTTCATCTTTGGCAACCAAGCCTCAATGTCGGCCTTGACGCTTTTGTAATCATGCGCGCCGTCGATCATGACGAACGACACCGAACCGTTTTCAAACAGTTTAGCCGCCTCGACGCTTGGCATCTGGTGGACCGTTAGAAGGTTCTTGACCGGCGCCATGTTGCGGTCAAACACCGCGCGAAGGTTCGGCAAATCCGGGTCCTTGTGGTGTTCGTCCTCGTCGGAACCCGCGAACGTATCCACAACGTGAATATCTATCGTTTTTCCGCTTCTAGCGGCCTCCACAGCAAGAAAAGCGGTTGAACAGCCCTTCCATGCCCCGATCTCGACAAACGTGCCGTCAAGGCGCTCTATGGCTTCCCTGTAGATGTGCGGGTAATGGAACCACCCGTCGATATCGAAATAAAAGTGTTTCACGCCGCCGCCTTCAATTCCGGCTTGGCGTAATCGTCCAACTGGTCAAGGATCGAACCCCGCCACATATACGTTCCCCAATGGGACAGCGTGATATTGGGGTCCAGCCAGACCGTGCCGCCTAAAGCCCGCCAGCGGTTGCAGAATGTCAGGTCCTCAGACCACAACATGCCGTCCTCAATCACGTTGGCGAAAAATCCGTTAATCAGCTTGGGCCTTTCGCGGCCCGCATAGTCGGTATAAATCGTTTCCGGCATCCGGTCCCGCATTGTCTCAAGCACCGAACGCTTCAGCATCATGAACCCGGCGCCCGCGCCCGCGATCTTGAGACAACCCGTTTTCGGGCATTCCTCAACAAGTCCATCGGCGGTCGGAATGAATGAAACCGCGAATTCGTTTTTTTCGGTCTTTTTCATGTAGGAGCCGACAACAAATTCCTTATCATCGGCAAGCAGGCGCAGAATGTCCGCGCTCGTGAATTGCACATCCGCGTCGATAAAAAGCATGTGCGTAAAATCATGCTCAAGGCAAAATGCCGCGAGCCGGTTCCGCCCGCTGTCAACCAGGCTATCGGTAAGGATCAAGGGGAAGTGATTGACCCCCTTTGCCGCCAGGTGCGCGCATGAAACCGCAAGCGCCTGCGCATAGGCCGGGGTGACCGACCCATGCGTATGCGTTGCAAGCATCAAGCGCACATCATGCACGTTTGCGACGTTCCGGCGCGGAAGGTTTGACGGCGCGTTCGGTCTTTTCCTCCGAAAACGGCAAGGCGAAGCGGGAGGCAATCATGCGCCCCGCCTCGTCCTCACTGCATTCCAATATGTCCCCGGCTTGCCCGCCATTTGACAGGCTAACCAAAAGACGAACCTTCATGCCTCAGCCTTCAGAACAATGAAGTTGATGACAAGAACGTTATTGCCCGCCGTAGCCGCATGGAGGTTCGTCAATTGGATATTGAACGAACCCGCCGCAACCGCCGAAACATTCGCAACAAAGCTGCCCGCCGAGGTGTGCGTCTTGATGCACGCCACTACAACGTCAGTTGCCGCGACCTTGGTATTCGTGACCGTAAATTCAGCCTCAGCGCCCGCCGCAATCGTCTGCGAAACGGTCGTGATGACGCCGGTATAAGCCGAACACGTCACCCCGGTCGTGATAGAGGTGGCCTGCGTAACGGCGGTTTGTCCCTGCGTAACAAGAACCCCGTCGCCGTTGCGGTAGCCAGTTGTATTGTATCCACCAGCCATCTGGTTTCTCCTTCAAAAAAGGAGGGCGAGCCGAAGCCCGCCCCGTGAAGTTATGCCAGCTTGAGGTGCTTGACGGCGCTTGACTGTATGAGGTCACCGTCCAGACGAACTACACCGGCAAGACCGATGTTCGGCCAGTAGTATTCACGGCGCACACCGACGACCGGAAGGCCGACTTTGCGGACGTAATACTTGCTGAAATCACCGAACAGGATCAACTTCTGGCCCGTGGTGAAGGCAGACGACATGGCCTGATTGACGCTGTAAGGCGCGCCAAGCAACGTCCCCGGCTGTCCGCTACGGATATCGCCCATCGACCAGATGTACTGGCCTTGGCCGTCCTTCAGCTTGCGGATTGCCGCCAGCACGGTGTCATGGAACATATAGCGGGCCTTGGGGCTTGCGCGATATGCCGGGTCAACCGAGTGGTGGAGGTCAATCACTTCGTCAGCGGTGAATGCGGTTGTCAAAGCCGCCGTCTTGCCCGCTGTCGATGCGACAACAATGCCATTCGGATCGCCTGTGCCGTCGCCGGTTGTCAGCTCGGTGTTGACGCGACGTGCCAGACGTTCGCCAAGCAATTCGCCAAGGAATTGTTCGACATTGATCGCGCTATCCTGGAGAAGTTCCATCGAAAGCTGGACCCATTTCGTGTCATAGGCAAATGCGTTCAGCGTCATTTTTCCAAATACCGCATCGGCGCTTGCATCGTCCGTCATGGCCGCCGCTTCCGTATGCTGCGCAACCGCAACGGCGGTGTCGTCAGTCGTCGGGAAGTCGATTGCGTTGCCGGAAGACGTGTTCAGGACGGTGCAGATATCCTCATCATACATCGGCCCCCAAGCCTTGAGCGTCTTGTCAACAGTCGCGGCCAGATCGGTCGGGACAGTGTAGCCGCCCGCCGAGTTTGTGCCCGCCGTCTGTGCGCGAAGTTCAAGACTGGCAACACCCGCCTTGATTACAGCGCGGTGCTCCGGCGAAATCTCCTGCGGGTCAAAACCGGCGCGAACAAGCGCGACAAACGCATCACGATATGACGGCTGGTCCGCAATATCGGTTCCCTTGCCTTCGCGTCCGCCAAGATCGGGACGGCTTTTTGCGCGGGCTTCTTCTTCCCGCTTTTCGGCATCGGCAACACGTGCCTCGCGCTCGATGTTCTTGTCGAGTGCGTCCAGTTCGCCCATGATTGCATCATGGCGGGTTTCGAGTTCAGCCGCGCGGGCTTCGTCGGTGTTGCCCTTGATTTCCTCCAGAGCGGCGCGGGCCTGCGTGACGAGTTCGCCACGCTTTTCTTGCAGTTGTGTAAGGCTCATTGATTTGCCCTCCTTCGGGCATAAAAAAACCCGCCGAAGCGGGAGAAGGTTGACGCGAATGAGCCGCGCCTGCCTCGGCAGTGCCGGAAAAATCAGAGACCGCGCGTGCGCTGGTCCAGTTGTGCCTTGCGGTAGTGGTAGCCCATGCGGTTGATGAGCTTGATTTCCTTGCGGGACGCCTCAAGCGAGCGAAGGGCTAACGAGGTGTCATCATAGGCCGGGAAGGCCACGGCGGAGACTTCAAACAGGTCAACCGCCTGAATTGTCCGCTTGGGTATATCGCCCGTTTCGTCCCAAGTGTCTTTTGTCACCCGAAAGCCGAATGACATGCCGGAAATATCGCCGCGTTCAAGCGAAACGGCCAAATCGCGGCCATCGGTCGTGTCGGGCAGGTCAATTTCAACCGCCAAGCCCGTATCGTCCTCAGAAAGCCGCAACGTGCCCGCCGTAGAGCGTCCAATCACGCGCCCGCTGTCATGGTCTACCAATGCGCGGATATCGCCCGCCAGCGTGTCGGAAAACGCCCCAGGCGCGATAACTTCGCGGAATGCTCCCCCGATATCCGCCTCCGAATTGAACAGCGCGGCATAACCCGCAACCGTGCGCTTATCATCGGCCTTGCGCACCTCAACCGGGCTAGTAAGTGTCCGCTTCTCAAGGGTCATTGCACCCCTCCATCTGAATTGTTCGCAACCGGCTGCGTGCCAAGCGGCACCGTGGCCCCTTGGATCATCAAATCATCGCCGTTTGGCTTGTCCGGCCTGTTCTCAAGCGCGCGGCCTTCGTTCGGTGTCAGCAAGGCATTTTGCACCCCGGACGCAAGCGCCTCCATGCGGGTCTTGAAATCACCCCGCAGCAATCCGTCCACATTATGCTCGACATAGCGCCCGCCGTTGCGCTGCCCGAATAGCTTAAGGTTCATTTCCTCTTCAAACGCCTGCGCCCATTGCGAAATCAGGTGTTTGACCAAGTGCAAATCTTGCTGCTCGGTGTTCGAAAACGTCCCGTGCGTCAGGTCTTGCAAAAATACCGGCGGCAATCCGTAAATTCGCGCGATTTCCTCAATCTGGAACCGGCGCGCGTCCGTCATTTGCCCTTTTTCGGGGTCAAAACCGATAGGCGTCAGCTTATGGTCTGGCGGCATCGGGACAATCTGCCCGCTGTTTTCCTTTGCCGACGCGATAGCCCGCCCGATCTGGTCCATTGCCCGCTTCATGGCCTCAGGACCGGCGGGAAGAGGGCCGGACATTGCCAGCGGAGGAACCCCGCCACCGGCAAAGAACTTCGAACCGTATTCGTTCATGGCGATTGAAAGCTGTATCGCCCGCGCGCCAAGCGTAATCGGGCTGTAATGCGCCAAGCCGTCAACCTTGAGCATAAACGGAACGTCGATTATGTCCGCCGCCGGATAAATCTTGCCGCCCACGTCATAACTTGTCTGGCCGAGGCTGTTGCGCTTGATTGTCGTTACCGCCGGGTTCACCGGATAAAGCCCGGTTATGTTGGAACCCGACCGCTCAATCCAAAGCAGGCCCCGCCCGCCGGTGAAAACTTGCTGCCAGAAATACTGACGCAGCTTGAACGAAGTCCATTCGGCATTAGGCGCCTCATGGATCAGCGTCTCAAGCCCGCCCGTTATCTTTTCCGGGCCATTTGCCGTTTTGCGGAATACGTGCAAAGGCAATGACGCGAGCGAACGCGGCAAGAATGTAACCGCCGCCAAAACCCCCGGCGATGTAAGCGCGGAATCAATCGTCACGCTCGGCAACGTCACATCCGAAAGCCCAAGCACCGAAAGAATTGACGCGCCTTGCTGTTCAATCCCCGGTATCTTGCCAATGATACGCTGCTCGGTGCCGCCGAACTCCCAGCCGAACAACCTCACGCAGCCACCAAACTGAAACTAGGATCATCCCAAGGGGAAGTTGAAATGACTTCTCCTTCGACTGGAGCAACGCCGAAACTCATGCAGAGTGCAACCATGCCGTCGATCCTCCCTGCCGCTTTCGCCTTGTTCAACTTCCGCGAACCTGCCGGGTCAGTCGTGACAACCGCATTAGCCGCGCACATTGATAAAACCGGATGATTGGCGTGCCGCATCTTGTCGCTCAACAATGCCGATTCCAGATCGCGCAACGCTGGCGACATGGATTGAAAACCCTGCCCGAAATCGACAAACAGCGTGTCAATCTCACCATCCGAAAAACCGGCCTTCAAAAGCCAAGGCCTCAAGTGCTTCATGCCCCAGCGATCAAACGCAATCTTTGCAACATTGTGGCTGTCGCAGAACCCGCGCAGCCACGTCGCAACATATTCGTATTCAATCGCCTTGCCTGGGGTGGTTTGAAGAAAGCCTTGCTCGGACCACATATCGTAGGGAACGCGGTCAGTCCGTGACTTTTCGCGTAACCCATCCTTGGGCAACCAAAACACTGGCTTGATTTCCCAAGCGTCTTTAATCCACGCCATCGGCACAAATGCCGTCAAATCGTGTACCGATGACAAATCCAACCCCGCATAGATTGGAGCCATTCCCCAATCATTGGTTACTTCGCCGCCGTTCGCTTGCCAGATCGCGCGGCTGACAAACGGACTGTTCCGATCAACGCGCTGGTTCAGGATCAGGTTGCGATATTCGTTTTCACGGCTTGGCATCCGGCGAGCGTCTTCCGCCATCGCCAAAACCTCAGTCGCGTTCAAAAAGTCCCCAAAGGCAGGATTGGCCTGCTTGATTGTTTCGGCATCGAACGGATCATCGTCAACATTCGCAGTGTAAAGCGAAAGCACAACGCGCGGGTCGTTTCCGGCCAGCGCGTCGTCAATCAACACCGAAAGCAGATCGCCGTCCGTTGGGGCCTGTGTCGAAATCACAACCGATAGCGGGCTATCATGCGCACCCACCGCCGTCTCAAGCGCGTCATAGAGTTCCGAGCGCGGCCCTTTCACCTGCCCCAGCTCGTCATGAACAATAAAAACAGGACTCAATCCGTAAGCCGTTGAAGCGTCGGCTGACAATGCCTTGTAGAGCGTCCCCAACTCGGGGCAGAGCAATTCCTTCACCGTGTCCCGAATGACCATCACCGGGTTGAGCGATGGCGAAAGCCGCACAACCTTTGCCGCCAGCTTGAACAGGATTGCGGCTTGGTCCTTCGATTGAGCCGCGCTGTTCAACTGTGAATTTGGCCGAGCCTCGGGGCCGCAGGTGTGCAACAAAAGCAAAAACGCGGCCAAGGTGGTCTTGGCATTTTTTCGACCGAATGAAATGATCGCCCGCCGCGTACCGGACGGGTTGTCATATATCTTGCAGATGCTTTCCTTTTGCCAATCCCTCAACCGAACCGGCTTGCCGACATCCTTGCCTTCGGGAATCCTGCAATGCTTTTCAATCCAATCAATATTCCGCTGGCCGCGAGACTTAGGCGTCCCAAGGCTTGCGGACTTGCTCGGTTTTCTTTTTGGATTTGTCATAAGTCGATTGCTGCGAAATGCGCATCTTGGTCGCCAGCGATGTGATCGCGCGGCCCTCCCGCTCCTGCATTTTCAACAGCCTGTCATAATCCCGAAGGTCCAACTCATCGCCCGCTTCACATTGGGCAACCAAAGCGGCCACCCGCTTCGATGCTACAACGTGGCGGCAGTACTGCGCCAGCATCGGAAGCGTCTCACGACCAAACCAATCAGCCGGAAGTGAATTGGCAACAGCGCGCCATTCGTCCGCTTGTTCGTCCGTCAAATCTGCCGGAGGTCTTGGCCTTTCGATGACGTGCAAGCCGGTCGGAGTCACAACCTGGAGGCTCGCAGCAGATGTCCGTCCGCGCGTTCCCATTTTTATCTCCGCAAAACTAAATTAAGGGCGTTTATATTTTCCGAGG